TATTAATAGTAAAATTAAATTAGCAGATTATGGGTTACGTTGGGGCGGAACATTTAGAAAAGCTGACCCAGTACATATTCAAATGTCTGACTTTACACCGGGAACAGACAAACCGAGCCCTGCTTCTTCCGATAAAACATCATCTTCGGCAAGTCCATCGGGGAATGATATAGTACAAATGGGTGAAAGTGTCAAAGTAGGAAATCAACTCCGCGTAGGAGGATCGCCTGCTTGGAGAACCAACAATCCAGGTAATATAGGTTATGGCGATATAGCCAAACAGTTTGGTGCGATAGGAACATGGAAAAAACCTGACGGAGATCAACAACAGAAAACCACCGGCATTGCAATTATGCCTGATGAGGATGCAGGCGCGAAAATGAAAATGAGATTGTGGAACACACCACCATATCAAAGTAAAACTCTTGAAGATGGAATACATTACTGGGTGTCGGGAACATTAGGCCTTCCAAATAAAGAAGGTATAAGAGAGAAACCTGCTGTCCCTGGATATGTCAAAGAATTGATAGAAGCTGCTGGCGCAAAAAAAGACACTTTAGTTAGTTCTTTATCTCAAGACCAATTGGTTACAATGGCAAAGGCGCAAAGAAAGTGGGAAGGATGGCATCCTGGAAAAACTGAATCAATTCAAGCTATGGATGGCGGAATAGTAAATGGCCCAATGTCTGGTTTCCCTGCTACATTACACGGTAATGAAATTATTACACCATTAAGTCCAAATAGTATTTTAGAACAATTAGGAAAAACTAGTGCTTCATCAGCCGGCGCCCAATCAATGATGAATAATAGCAACAACAATGATATATTAAATGAATTGTTTAATATGATGTCAAATAAACTGGATACTATGATTACTCATTTAGATAACGGCAACGATCTATCTAAGAAAATCGCTAAAGCTATGGCTTAACGCTAAATACTAGATAATATTATGACCTACAAAAAACGTTTTACGAATAAAAGTGGTATCTCTAGTCCAATTGGCGGCGGGAATAGTAACTCTGGCGCCTGGAACGGCGGCCCAGGGCAAAACGGCTCTGAAACAGGTGGCTGGAATAACCACGAAATGGGTTATAAAAACTATATGTCTAGACTTCCGGAAGTCTATACAGGTCACCCAAATCGTATTGAACGATATAATCAATATGAAATGATGGACGTTGATGCTGAAATCAACGCATGTTTAGATATCATTAGTGAATTCAGTACACAGAAAAACGAACATAACGACACCCCATTCAATCTAGCATTCACCGAGGATCCAACCCCTCACGAAGTAGAATTGCTTAAAACACAATTACAACAATGGTGTAAACTAAACGAATTTGGAACAAGAACATTCAAAATCTTCCGTAATACTATCAAGTATGGAGATCAAGTTTTTGTGCGTGATCCAGAAAACTTCAAGCTATACTGGATTGATAATACTAAAGTTATTAAAGTTATTGTTAACGAAAGTGAAGGCAAGAAGCCAGAACAGTATGTTATTAAAGACATTAACATTAACTTACAGAATCTTACTGTAGCACAGAAAACTAATTCAGACTTTGCTGCTAATCCAGCAACTGGATTAGGTGGTACAGGCGGCGGATCAGGTGGAGGTGGTGGAGGTGGTTATACTGTTCCAAGTATGCCCTACAACACTACTGGTAGTCGTTTTACATTAGGACAAAGTGAAAGTGCAATTGATGCTAAACACATTGTTCACTTGAGTTTAACTGAAGGGCTAGATCGTTTTTGGCCCTTTGGTCAAAGTATCTTAGAGAACATTTTTAAAGTTTATAAACAAAAAGAATTATTAGAAGATGCGGTTCTTATCTATCGTGTACAACGTGCGCCAGAACGTAGAATGTTTAAGATTGACGTTGGTAACATGCCAAGTCACTTGGCTATGGCTTTTGTTGAACGTATTAAGAATGAGATTCATCAAAGACGTATCCCATCAGTTCATGGTGGTTCAGCAATTGTTGATGCTACATACAATCCATTGAGTATGAACGAAGATTACTTCTTCCCAGTAACTGCTGATGGTCGTGGTAGTAGTGTTGAAGTATTACCCGGTGGACAAAATCTTGGTGAAATTGATGACTTGAAGTACTTTAACAATAGATTAGCACGTGGTTTGCGTGTTCCTAGTTCATACTTACCCACTGGTCCTGATGACAATACTACTCCATTAAGTGATGGCCGTGTTGGTACAGCAATGATTCAAGAGTTTCGTTTCAATCAATATTGCGAACGACTACAGAAGTATATGAGTCATAAACTAGACGAAGAATTCAAGTTATTCTTGCGTTGGAGAGGGTTCAACATTGATTCTGGTCTATTCACCTTAGAATTTAATCCACCTCAAAACTTTGCTGCTTATCGTCAAAGTGAGTTAGATACAGCTAGAGTTGCTACATTCCAAGCTATGGAAGCATTCCCTTATATGAGTAAACGCTTTGCACTAGAGAGATTCTTAGGATTAAGTGAAGAAGAAATCAATAAGAATGAAAAGATGTGGCGTGAAGAAAACGGCAAAGACACTGATATTGAACCTACAAGTAGCGATTTACGTAACATTGGCGTTAGTGCCGGTGACATAGATGCTGATATGGAAACAGCAGATAGCATCGAAAATGCTCCGGAAGATGGTGCAGAAGCAGGTGGACCAGAAGTAGCTGGCCCTGTTACAGATGCTGGAAACACCCCAGGTGGAATGCCCGCTCCGTCGGGCGGCGGCATGTAAGATAAATACATATCTATGAAACTCTTTGAAATGTTTAATCCCGCCGTAGAAGGCTATCAAGATACCGAAGCGGACAACAGTAAACCAAAGTGGAAAGAAAGCCGCAAAACAAAACTAACACTAAGACAGATACGTAAACTTAGAAAAATGTTAGATGTTCGTAATTTTGAAAAAGCAAAGTATATCAAAAAAGTACACGAGCAATATGGAGCAAAGCCAGAGGCTGAGGCTCCAACCGTATAAAAATCTCTTATCTCTCTTAAAATCTCAAAAAAACAGTACTTATTACGCTGTTTGTTAAGATATGGTGTAAATATAATACAAAGCCATTACTTAGGAGAAACAAACAATGGATCACAAAAAATTTGAACAACTTATTGATTTGATTATCAATGAGAACGAAGACCAAGCCCGTGCATTATTCCACGATATCGTAGTTGAAAAAAGCCGCGAAATCTATGAAGATATAATGTCCGATGAAATGGATGAAGGCATGAACCCAGGTGGACAAGTAGGCCAGATGATGGACGAAATCTCTGCTGAAGAAGAAGGCATGACCGAAGAAGAAGATGAAATTGACTTTGATGACGAAGGTGATGACGATATCGTTGATATCGAAGCCGACGATGACATGGCTGGTGACGGCAGTGAAGATCGTTTAGTAAGCATTGAAGATAAGTTAGACCAATTGATGGCTGAATTTGAAGAAATCATGGGCAACGGCGACGCAGAAATGGGTGGCGATGAGTCTGATGCTGAGTTTGATGACAGCGCAGAAGAAGCTGGTGCAGATTTAACTCACGACATGGAACAAGACCATGACGAAGAAGGCGCTATGATGGAAGCAATTACTTTGAAGAAAGTATCTGTAACTCATGGTGACAACGGTCAAAACACAAAAAGCACAAGTTTACAAAACAGTGGACAAGCTGGAATGGACAGTCGTCCAGTAAAGTTCAGTGGCGCAAGTGAAACAGTTCCTACAAGTCCTAAAGGACCTAGCAACTTCTACTCAAAAGGCGAAACAAGTGTAAAGAACGCTAACAACTGGAAAAATGCTCCAGCACAAAACAATGCTGACTTAGAAAAGGCTCCGGCTCCTAAAAAGGGTGACGATGGATCTAACGCTAAGAGTCCAGTTGCTGAATCACGCAAGACAGTAAAGCGTAGAATATAAGGAATCTGAGAGAATGGCTTTGTATCTCAAGGAGCATTTAACTTTCGACCGTGCTAGCATGGTAGTTGAAAGTGTAAATGAAGGCGATAAGAAGAACCTTTATATGAAAGGTATCTTCATTCAGGGCGGGGTAAAAAACGCTAACGAGCGTATTTACCCTGTTTCCGAAATCGAATCCGCTGTACAAACATTAAACGAACAGATTACAGAAGGTCATTCTGTACTAGGTGAAGTAGATCACCCAGATGACTTAAAGATCAACCTAGACCGTGTATCACATATGATTACTCAAATGTGGATGGACGGCGCCAATGGGTTCGGCAAGTTAAAGATATTACCAACTCCAATGGGGCAACTAGTTGCTACTATGTTGGAGAGTGGTGTCAAACTCGGCGTATCAAGTCGTGGAAGCGGTAACGTGGACGACATGAACGGCAAAGTAAGTGACTTTGAAATAGTCACCGTGGATATTGTTGCACAACCAAGTGCTCCTAATGCTTATCCTAAAGCAATCTATGAAGGAATGATGAATATGCGTCATGGTCATAAGTTGTTGGATTTAGCAAAAGATGCACAGGGCAACAAGAAAGTAGAGAAATACTTGAAAAGCGAAGTCCTTCGTCTAATCAAGGATCTCAAAATTAAATAAAGGGGAAACAGCATGTTTGATGCTATCAAGCCATTACTTGAAAGTGGACTTATTAACGAAGATGTAGGCCTTGCTCTAAATGAAGCATGGGAATCTAAGTTGAATGAGGCACGTGAGCAAGTACGTGTTGAATTACGTGAAGAATTCGCACAACGTTATGAACATGACAGAATCGTAATGGTAGAAGCCCTAGATAAAATGGTTACAGAAAGTTTATCAGAAGAAATTTCCGAATTTCAAACTGAAAGACAAGCAATGAACGAAGACCGCGTACAAGCTAAACAACAATTGCGTGAAAATGCAGTTAAATTCAATAATTTCATGGTTACTAAACTAGCTGAAGAAATTAAAGAATTACGCTCTGAACGTAAACTACAAATGGAAAGTCAGCAAAAACTTGAGCAATTTATTGTTCACGCTTTGGCACGTGAAATTAAAGAATTCACACAAGACAAACAAGCTGTAGTTGAAGCAAAGGTTAAGTTAGTTGCAGAAGGTCGTCAACAACTTGAAAGATTGAAGTCACGTTTTGTGTCTGAATCTGCTAAGAGATTGAATACCGTTGTAACATCTCATCTTAAGGGTGAATTAGGCCAGTTGAAGGAAGATATCAAGGTTGCTCGTGAGAACGACTTTGGACGTAGAATATTTGAAAGTTTTGCAAGCGAGTTCAGTGTTACTCATTTAAATGATAAAGCTGAAACACGTAAACTTATGAATGCTCTACAATTGAAAGACCAACAATTAGCCGAATCTACTAACGTAATCAATCAAACTAAAAAATTGATTGAATCTAAGGAACGTGAAGTTCGTATCATTAAAGAGTCTAATCAGCGTGAAAAAATGATGAGTGATTTACTTGCTCCATTAAACGCAGAGAAAGCATCTGTAATGAAGGACTTACTAGAAAGTGTGCAAACACCAAAGTTGCAACACACTTTCGACAAGTATCTACCAGCAGTTCTAAACAGTGGAACAGAGAAAAAGACTACCAAGCCTATTCTACGTGAAAGTGTTCAAGAAGTAACTGGTGATAAATCTGCCAAACCACAAGAAGTAGATATGGATCAACGTGATAACGTTATCGATATCAAACGCCTGGCAGGGCTATAAAAGACATAATTTAGGAGAATATAAAATGTCAAAAGTATTATTAGAAGGCCGTTGGAACGAGACCAAGGAAGCCCTGTTAGAAGGTCTAAAAGGAACTCGCCGTTCAACTATGGGTGTTATCTTAGAAAACACCAAAAAGCAACTACTTGCTGAAAGTTCAGCAGGTACAACAACTGCTGGTAACATCGCTACATTAAACCGTGTGATTCTTCCAGTTATCCGTCGTGTCATGCCAACCGTTATCGCTAACGAATTGGTAGGTGTTCAACCAATGACAGGACCAGTTGGTCAAATTCATACTCTACGTGTTCGCTATGCAAACAATTTAACAGACAACAGTGCTGCTCAAACTAGCGTTACAGCTGGTCAAGAAGCATTAAGTCCATTCTTGATTGCTCAAGCATATTCACGTACACCGTATGATACACAATCTACAAGCTATTACACTGGTAATGACACTGCTGCCCTAGAAGGCAATGGTGGTAAGCAAATCAGTGTACAAATCTTACGTCAAGCTGTTGAAGCTAAGTCACGTAAGTTGCAAGCACGTTGGACATTTGAAGCTGCTCAAGACGCACAATCTCAACACGGGATTGACGTTGAAGCAGAAATCATGGCCGCTTTAGCACAAGAAATTACTGCTGAAATCGACCAAGAAATCTTGTTGTCTCTTGCTACTCTAGCTACAACTGAGTACACATACAACCAAGCTACTGTATCTGGTACAGCTACATACGTTGGTGACGAACACGCTGCTCTAGCTGTTCTTATCAATCGTGTTGCTAACTTGATCGCTCAACGTACCCGTCGTGGTGCTGGTAACTGGGCCGTTGTATCTCCAGCTTCATTGACAGTATTGCAATCTGCAACTACTTCAGCGTTTGCTCGTACTACAGAAGGTACATTCGAAGCACCTACAAACACTAAGTTTGTTGGTACATTGAATGGCGCTATGCGTGTGTTCGTAAACAGCTATGCTCCTGATACACAACCTGTATTGGTTGGTTACAAAGGTTCAAGCGAAACTGATGCAGCAGCATTCTATTGCCCATACATTCCATTGATGAGCAGTGGTGTTGTTCTAGATCCATCAACATTCGAACCAGTCGTGTCATTTATGACAAGGTATGGGTACATAGAATTAACGAATACAGCGTCATCATTCGGTAATGCGGCTGACTATGTTGGGGAAATTGCGGTCCAGAACTTGACCTTCCAATGAAATCAAGCACTTACAAGTGCATTTGAAAGTAATTTAACAAACAAAGGGTGCTTCGGCACCCTTTTTTGTATCTAAAATTAGTGAAATGTGAGATTATGTATAAATATTATTATGCTTACAAACAAATACTCTAAAACTTACTTTGCTATAACCTCTACTGCTAAACAACGCACGACTGAGGGATATACAGAACTACATCATATTGTGCCTCAATCAATGGGCGGTAGTAATGACAAAGAAAATCTTGTAGAACTAACAGCAAGAGAACATTTTATTTGTCATTGGTTGTTAATTAAGATGACCGAAGGCAAAGATAGAAGCAAGATGTTATACGCTCTCAATGGAATGAAAGCAGAGAATAGATATCAACAAAGATACAATACAAAAATTACAGCAAGAGTGTATGAGACATATAGAATAGAACATGCAGAAAATCATAGTAAGACGATGAAAGGTAGACCTGCATGGAACAAAGGAATAAAACTAGAAGGTGAAGAATTGGAGCAACATCGTGAACGAACTAGGAATAGGAAAATTGATCCTATTAAACAAGCAGAGGGGCAGCGAAAAAGAGTAGAAAAAATCATAGGTCAAAAACGAAATGACGATACTCGTAAAAAAATGTCAGAGTCTCATACCGGTAAAATAAAAGGCCCTCAATCAGATGAGCATAGACTTGCTATCAGTTTAGGTGGTAAAGGCATAAAGAAAGTAAAGACACACGGAACAAATGTAGCCAAAGCAAACATAGGAAACATTAGCATCAACAAAGATGATATAGAAAAGAAAGTAAAACAAGACACATTACAAAGTTATCTAGCACTGGGTTGGCAACTAGGTGGCAAAAAGCGTAAAACAATATAAATACAATATCTCAATGGGATGGGAAGAAACACTAAGAGAACCAGTGAATATAAAATGATTAGATATTGCGTATTATCACTACCTAGAACGGGTAGTACTTGGTTACTTGAAGGAATTGCAAGTCACCTTTCATCTACCTACCCAGATAAAAATTTTATAAATTTAGGTGAATTTTTTACCCCATCTATTAATCTGCATAAGTCGGAGATGTATAATAAATATTATGTAGACAAAGATAAACTAATAAAAAAAATTAAACAAGACGATATTGTTTTAGAAAACTCAGAACATGTTGTATCTTTTATCAATAAACGATTAGATATTTTGCTTGATGGTAGTGAACAACAGTCAATGATTTTAAAGTACATGTATTCAAACTATGTAGATAAAAGGATCAATGATTTAGAAAATCTTACAAAAATAAAAAATCACAATTTTACTATTGTTAATATAAACCGTGATGTTTTTGAAAGTACTGTAAGTTATTTGGTTAGTAAGCAAACTAATATCTGGATAAAATCAACATTGTGGAATAATAAAAATATAGAATCTGTTACCAATTCTAGTATTACGATACAACCAAGTTATTTTAAATTAGTGTATAATACATTTTTGCAAGTAAGCAGAGAAAAACAAAAACTAGCAGAGGATTTGTGTTGCGTAACTGTAGATTACAAAACATTAGCCCAAGACTGTAATATTAACAAAGTACCATTTGAAGAAAACAATAATTGCCAAAAATTATACGACATAGATTATAATACAATTATAACCAATTATGATGAAATATTAAGATTGAAAGCTGAAATTGATAAAACAATATAAATACAATATCTCAATGGGATGGGAAGAAACATTAAGGGCATGAAAGTGCCTTTTTTGTTGGCTCTAACATCAGCATAAATACATTATGTCAATCAACTTAACAGATGGGATGAGTACCTCGGGCGGATCGTCCATGTCGCCACAAATATTTTCGGGTAGTATGGAATTTACCGCAGGACAAAATCTTCAATTAAGTCCAGCTTCTACTCAGTTTGATTTAATAGGTGATTTTACTATTGAAGCATGGATATATCCAACTTCTTATCTAGATGGTAGTTGGACAGGCGCTTCAATATTTGATGCTAGAGTTAATGGTGGTACTGACGCACCATGGGCAGTTGGTATATCTTATGCCGGCAACCTTGCTTTTTGGGATGGAACTTTATATCCCGGTAATGGTGTTGTTGAATTAAATGTTTGGACACATGTTGCTTATGTTAGATACGGAGCTGATCTTAATTTTTATATAAATGGTGTATTAGATGCAACAGGTGATATTGGTACAGGACCAATAAGTCCAGGATTGACTCAACCAGTTGTTGGCTCAAAAGATATTGCGGGACCATACGGCACAGTTGGTAACATCAGCAACTTAAGAATAGTTGTTGGGGTAGCAGTATATACATCAGCATTTACTCCAAGCACTAGTCCATTAACAGTAACACAACCTGCAAATTTTAATGGTAATCCAAGCAGTGTAGTACCATACGACAACACAGTATTGTTATTGAATAGTGATGATAATGGATTTAATTTTTTAGATAGATCAAAAAATAACTTTACATTAATAGGGCCAAACATGCCATTGCCAAGTGCCATGTCACCCTTCATTGGCAGTATAAGTTTTAATGGCACTAGTGATTACTTAATTGTACCGTCAAACACAGGATTTGATCAAAACGGTATATTCACTTGGGAATGTTGGTTTTATCCAACATATATAGCTGGCGGATATCTTTGGGGTGAAAGTCAATATGGATTTATGGGTTTAGGTATAGGCAGCGGCGGGATTCCCGGAAAATTATATGTTGATATGTGTTCTGTAGGGCCTGTAATAATATCAAATACTACAATTACAGCAAATAGTTGGTATCATGTGGCTTTGGTATATGATGGTACTAATACTAAATTATACTTAAATGGTATATTAGAAGGTACTTATTCGGGAGGGGGAGCAGCATCCGGTGCCCCATTATGGATTGGCAATTATAATAATGGTTCTTTATATTACACTGGTTATATTTCTAACTTTCGCATTGTAAAAGGAGTAGCAGTTTACACTAGTAACTTTAGTGTACCCCCAAATGTATTAACCAGTGTACAGGGTGCAAATATTAACGGATTCCCTAGCAGCGCAATTAGTAGTACACAAACAAGTTTATTATTAAGTACACCAAACAATAATAATTCATACTTAGTAGATAGTTCAATATATCAGAATATAGTATTGGGTCCACTAATGCCCACACCAAGTTCAGTTGTATCGATTACTGATGGTAATTTTGATGGTAGTATATTGTTCAACGGCACTAGTGATTACTTAACTGTTGATAATAGTGGAGCCAGCCCCGAGTTTAAATTTGGGGCAGGTGATTGGACTATCGAATGCTGGGTATATACTACTGCCAGTGATATAACTCAGGGTATTATATCAAAAATTTATAATATAGGCCTCAACGCCGGCGCATTCTTGTTGTACATTAACGCAAGCAATATACCTACATTGTTGTCTTGTGCGAATGAAGGTGGCAGTGGTTGGACCATTGGAATAGGTATAACTACAATCACTACTAATACATGGAATCATATCGCAGTTACTCGTAACGGAAATGTATTTACTATATGGGTTAATGGAGTATTATCCGATACTGTAACTAGTAGTTTTATTCTTTCTGATAATCCCGGTGTTCCGGTCGCAATAGGTTCGGCCGATTATTTGGGTAACCCTTCTTTCTTGTTTCACGGCAACATCAGCAACATGCGTGTAACAAAAGGAGTAGCAGTTTACACTAGTAACTTTACTCCAAGCAGGCAAAGTTTGACATCAACGCAGAGTCTAAATATCAACGGTATTCCAAGTGCTGCAATTACTGGAACAGAAACAAGTTTATTATTAAACACACCAAACGATGTAAATTATCTAGTAGATAGTTCAAGTTATAATTTTACAGTAACACCAATTGGTTCACCTACGGCATCAAGTTCTATACCTACGGTTGCAGTAGCAAATGGTAGTTCATTGTTTAATGGTACTAGTGATTACTTAACCGTTGCTAGCAATACCGCATTTGATTTTGGTACAGGAGATTTTACATTAGAAGCGTGGATAAACACTACCGCAGCGAACGCCGGAGATTTCTTTATAATATCATCTAGTGGAGCAGGTGGATTCTTTTTTGGATATAACTCTGTTGCCGCTGAATATGGTTGGGGTAGAACAGCGGTAGCATGGGACGGATATGGCGGGTTTACTAAAACTGACAATGTGTGGCAGCATATTGCAATATCTAGACAAGGTACTAGTATCAGAATGTTTCTTAACGGGGCACAGTCAGTTGCGGCTCAAACAAATAGTACTGCATATGATTTAAGTACCACAAGTACAACAGCTGGTTCTCAGGGTGCTGAATATTATTTTCCAGGTTACATGAGCAATTTGCGTGTAGTTAAAGGCTTAGCAGTATACACTGGCACTTTTACAGTACCAACTGCACCATTTACAAATATACAAGATGCAAATGTTAATGGTAATCCTTCAGCAGCAATTACAGGTAGTCAAACAAGTTTACTACTAAACACATATAATTCAAATATTAATAGAGTAGATAACTCTACACATAATTTCTTGGTATCAAGTCCTAACACACCTATACCAGATTCTTCAGCGCCAACATTTACTAACGGTAGTTCATTATATAATGGAAACTATTATGTTATTCCATACTCAGAGTATGGAAATCTTTTAGATCAAAATGGCGCATGGACTATAGAAGCATGGGTATATCTAACAGGAGTTGGTAATGCTGGAACAATTCTTTGGGGAATGAATGGAGTATTTTGGGGTGTTAATTGGTCGGCTAATATAGTAAATCGTTTTGTTGCTAGCGCCCCTTATATAGGTGGTATAACTTCAATAAATGAATATAGTGAACTTAATACCTGGTATCATGTAGCATTGAGTTCAGATGGCACTACTACTAGATTATTTGTTAATGGTAACTTAGAAGGATCGTTCAATGGAACTGGAGGTGTAGTAGGTTTTCCTGGACAAAATCCTTTATTATTAGGTAATGGGTTTAATGGACCGTATACGTATGAAATTGTAGGTAACCTATCAAACTTTCGTGTTGTTAAAGGTGTAGCAGTTTATACTACTAACTTTACTCCACCGACAAATGATTTAACTGCGGTACAAGAAGCGAATATTAACGGATATCCATCAGCAGCAATTACAGGATTTCAAACAAGTTTATTGTTGAATAGTACTAATAATATATTGAATAATTTTGATAGTTCAACACATCAACTATTTGTAGGTTGTACGACCAACCCCGTACCAGCAGCATGGAACCCATACAATTTAGGAAGTATACTATTTCACGATGGTTGTTATCTTCAAACTAATAATAGCACTGTTTTTAATTTTGATACTAATGATTTTACCATTGAAACTTGGGCATACTGGGCTACTGCAAAAACAGGTAACGAAACTATTTTTGAAGGTAATTCTGTTTCTGGAATAAGATTGATATTTGGTATATCGGACACAGGCGTTCGTTTGTATATGTATGATGGCTCGGGCGGTGAATTTGGATGTTCATACGCATTCTCAGTTGACACTTGGTATCATATAGCAGTGGTCAGACTTGGTGGAAATATATCTATATACGTTAACGGAACACTAGCAAATACCCCGTTTGTAGACTCAAAAGTGTGGGCATTTACCGTAGAAACTATAGGTAAAAATAGTGATGGGGTTGAACCGTATACCGGTGATATAAGTAACCTAAGAATAGTTAACGGCACAGCAGTATATACAGGTAACTTTACTACACCAACTCAATCACTGAATGTTTCACAAAATGCTGGCACAAATATTAATCCAGTAACTCCATATCAGACCAGTTTATTATTGAATACTATAGATAGTCCTAACAATTTACTAGATAGTAGTATCTATAATCTTACTTTATCCATTGCAGGAACACCTACAGCAGTAATTAATAATCCATTTGGACCACTATAAATACACTATGGCAATACAAATCTCAGGTTCAACTTTAACAACTGGTATTAATAATACGGTTCAGTCCCCACCTTACGGTAGTTTATCATTTAACGGAATTAATCAATCAATAGTTACTAGTGGCACCGGGTCTGGTGCCAACGGCACTGTACTAGATATAACTACAGGATCACCAAGTTGGACTGTAGAATGTTGGATATATACTAGTCAACTTTCACGACAAGATGTCCCTCAAATTCCATTAAATAAAGGCAATGGGCAGACTTTAGATATTAGAGTAATTTCCGGTAACAATAGTTATGTAACATTCGGTACTAATTTTTTACAAGTACAATTTTATAGCACGACATTAGGTTGGATCTATATGAATAGTTGGCCTACTACCATGTCATTAAACACCTGGTATCACGTAGCAGTATGTAAAGATACAACAAATGGAAATCGTTATTATTTGTATTTAAATGGAGTATTGGTTAGTTCTACCCCTGATATTGTTAACTCGGCTGCTAACAACGGGCAACCATTTGAATTTGGTATGGCTATTGCTGAAACTGGCAGTGCTCAAGAATATGCTTTTAACGGATTATTAAGCAATATACGTATTGTTAAGGGCGCAGCATTATATGTTCCACCAATTGCTAGTGAACCTAGTTTGCCATTAACATCAACACAAAGTTTAAATTTATCTGGATACAATCAAGCAATTACCGGTACTCAAACTAGTTTGTTATTAACTACTCCAAACAATGCTAGCTATTTGACCGATACATCAAGTTATGCACAAACAGTAACTGGAGTTAACACCCCAACATCAAGTGCTTTAGGACCAAGTACTTATTCAGGTAGTATATTGTTTAACGGCACTAATCAATATTTGTCTATTGCAGCAGCAGCACAGTTTAATTATAGTACTAATGATTTTACATGGGAAATGTGGATATACCCCACAGCAGCAACTTGGACTAGTGGTACATTTTATCTAATAGATCACGGTCCACAAACTGTTAATCAAGGCCTTTTACATTATAGTGGTAATAAATTGATGTATTATAATTATTACAATGCAGGTAATATCCCACCTTATACAGCTGGCGTTGTTTATCCATCACTGTATACTATTGGTGGAGGAACTATACCTGCAAACACTTGGACACACGTTGCTGTGTGTAGACAAAATTTAGTTACTAATATGTTTGTTAATGGACAAGTTGTATCATCTGGCCCTGACCCATATAATTATGCTACTTTATCAGGTGCACCATCTAGTAATCCCATAATATCACCTGCTACACAATCAGTAAGTATTGGTGCTAGAATAGACGGGGCTTTACCTTTTAAAGGAAACATAAGCAATGTTCGTATTGTGAATGGGGTATCAGTTTATAATGTAGGGAATTTTACTCCACCAGTACAACCACTACCAGCAGTTCAAGCACCAAATGTTATAGGTAGTCCTTCGAAGGCTATTAGCAGCAATCAAACAAGTTTACTAGTAAGTACTCCTTATACTACTAGTTTTCTTAAAGATGGTTCTTTTAACAATGTAACATTAACACAACAAACAGTAGGCAGTTTCCCTCCATCAACTTATACATTAACAAGCAATTCTACTAACCCATTCAATAGTAATGGTAGTACATTTACGCCGGGAAGTATATTTTTTAATGGTAGTAGTCAATATCTTTCTGTAGCAAGCAGCCCAACCTTAGCATTAAGTACAGGTGATTTTACAGTTGAATGTTGGGTTAATTGGTCAAGTTTAACTACATCTTCTATAATTGACAATCAATCAAGTGGTGGGTTTTGTTTATATTATGATGCTGGTGTTTATATTTCAAATTACTTAGTAGTGTCAAACAGAATAGTTAATCAACTTACTTATCCATGGACTCCCGCATTGAACACTTGGTATCATATTGCTATCTCAAGATTAGGTACTAATTTAAGAATGTTTATCAATGGAGTTTTGGTTACTTCAACTGATAGCGATACTACAGATTATCAAGCTGGTATTTACCAAATTGGTGCTGATCTTGGTACAGGCGCCGGCGGTTGGTATTTAAATGGTTATCTTTCTAATTTAAGAATTATTAAAGGTGCAGCAGTATATACACAATCTTTTATCCCTACATCAGGGCCATTTACTACTAGTCAAACATTTAATCAAAGTGGCATACCAAGTTGTCCGGTACAAAGTTCACAAACAGAATTACTATTAACAACTCCAAGCAATAGTAGTTATTTAACTGATAGTTCAACTAATGCGTTTACTGTAACTAATGTTGGTACTGCTACCAGTAATCCATTCAATCCGTTTTCAGAGAATTATACAATTCTTGCTAATCCTGGAAGTGTTCAGTTGAATGGTAGTACACAATATCTAACTGTATCTAATAACACTTCATTGGACATGGCTAGTGGCGACTTTACGGTAGAGTTATGGTTTAACCCTTCTACTACTTCCGGGGCAATATTTACAAAACGTAATTCTAATATTAATTATTCTCCCATACAACTTATTTGGGGTAGTAGTCAATTTACAGTTTATATTTCTACGACTGGATCAAGTTGGGCTGTGTCTAGTGTAACTACCGGAAGTTATTTAACAGGTAACTGGTATCATGTTGCGTTAGTAAGAAGTAGTAACTTGATATATCTTTATGTCAATGGAGTATCTTCAATCACTCCGGTTGCAGTATCAGGGTCATTAATGACGAATGCAGATTCATTTGTTGTTGGAGCGGATGCTGCTAGTGGACCGGGGTCTGTTTTTAATGGATATATCAGTAATTTTAGAATAGTAAAAGGTGTAGCAGTATATACATCAGCATTTACCCCGCCGGCAGCCCCATTAAATAATTCTCAAGTAGCAAATCAAAGTGGTGCACCCTCAGCCGCTGTAACTGTTTCACAAACTAGTTTATTGTTAAATACCGCGTTTGGCACTAACTTTACAGTTGATAGTTCTATAAATAACTTTACAGTAACTAATAATGGTACTGCTACTTCAGCAACACTAGACCCATTCGTATTCTAAACTATGACCGCAATAATAACAGATTTAACATTACCAACTGGAGTAACTGTATCAGGGAAAGCAATCTCCGGCAGTATATCCTTCAATGGTAGTAGTCAGTATTTGACGGTTCCTAGCAGTACTGCATTTAAATTTGGTACAGGCGATTTCACAGTTGAAGGATGGTTTTATTTCCCTACTGTACCTACTAATTGGGGATTGTGGCAATTAGCAAGTTCTAATTTTCCTGGAACTGCAGGGTTACATCTTTCTTATGACCAATATTGGCAAGTGGGATACGGATCGTCTAGTTTTGTAAATAATATAGGCTCTGCTAGTGCTGTAACTGCAGGTTCTTGGATTCATGTCGCATTAGTTAGAAATTCAAATGTTCTGACTCTATATGTCAATGGGGTTGGGTATGTTGTTGCTGCTAGTGATACAACCAATTATAATTTTACCACTAATTTAGTAATAGGAGGATATTATTCTACATCATATTTAATGACAGGATATGTATCCAACTTACGAATCGTAAATGGTGTTGCAGTATACACCAGCAACTTTACTGCCCCTACTGGTCCATTATCTATAATACAATCTAGTAATCAAAATGGAAGCCCCTCTGAGGCAATAAATCTAATAACCAGTACTAGTTTGATGCTGAATACAGTAAATAATTCAGATTATTTGACAGATAGTTCATCTTATAAAAATACTGTAACAGCAGTTTCTAGCCCAACTTCATCACAAATTAACCCATTTAATTAAATTTCATCCAAGCATAAATACATTATTAGATAATGGAATAATGTATGGCAGCAGAATCATTTAACAGTTTGGGCGGAATAACCGTCGGTATACCACCTGTACCGGTTGTTTCTTCAGCAGGGACTGTTGTAGCAAATGTTAATAATGATTATGTACTAGCAAATACAGTTCTTACAGACAATCTACGCTATGCTAATGGACAATCATATGTTCCAATTGGTGCTAATACTCAAGTAATTTTTAATAGCAATGGTGCATTTGGCTCTAGTAGCAATTTCACATTTAACAGCACAACAAACTTTCTATCAATTCAAAATTTAAATGTATCAGGTGGAACATCACTTGGGGACGTAGCAAATGTCTCTATCTTGGGCGGATTGAACGGGTACTTTTTACAAACAGACGGCCTAGGTCAATTGACTTGGGCAGCAGGTGGTAATGGTGGCGGCGGGAACGGAAACCCCGGCGGGTCCAACACGCAAGTTCAATACAACAATGCAGGTGAGTTTGGAGGAGATCCGGGATTTATATACGATCAAACTACAAACATATTAAATGTTCAACAGGTTAACTCTAACTTTGTAGGTAATTTAACTGGTAGTGCTTCTAATGCAACAACCGCAGGGACGGTAACTGAAAGTACACAATCTAACATCATCGCAGTTGGTACTCTAGTAAACTTAGCCGTATCTGGTCCTGTTGAAGCAGGAAGTTTTATTGGAGACGCAGGAAATCTTTCAAATATACCAGCAGCAAATTTAGTTGGAAGCGTTCCGTTAACAGTACATGTCAGCGCAAATGCTCAACCAAATATAACAAGTGTAGGTAATCTGCTTGCATTAGAAGTTGTAGCAACAGCCACAGCAGGTAATTTAAATTCAAGTAATAGAATAAGTGGTGGTAATTTATTCATTACTGGTAATGTTAGTGTAGGTGGAAATATTTCTTTTGCGTCTGCTAACTCATTTGTGGCCAATGCAAATGTAATAACATTTAACAGTGCAAATGTAAATTTTGGTGATGCCGGTTATCTTCATATATTAGGTGGATTTAATGGTCAAGTGCTTGGAACCGATGGTCAAGGCAATCTGTCATGGATCAACGGCGGAGGTGGCGGTGGTGGTGGAACACCAGCCGGCGGAAACACAAGTATTCAATATAATAACGGTGGAATATTTGGTGGTAGTGCATTCTTTACATATAACAACACTAATCATTCAGTAACAATTAACGGACCATTAGCAGCAAATAGTGTACAGTTAGGTGCAGGCGCATTTAGTTTTAGTAAGAGTTTTGTTTATAGCGCACAAACAGCAAGCACTACTGCAAACCAACAAATTTGGGCTGTCCCAGCAGCAGATGTTTCTGCTGTAGACTTTATGATTATCTCTACAGATGTTGTAGGGAATACACGATCAACACTTAAGATTTCATCTACTATCCTAAACGGGACAATAGATTACAACAAATACGCAGCGTTAGAAATTAACGGAGGTATCGGTACTTTTACCGTCGATTATGACTCTGGCAATGTATTATTGCCACCGAGTTTGGTTCTTAGGGTCACTCCTAGGTCAGCAAATACATGCTATTATAGCATGATGATAACTCAATACAACGAATTATTTACATAAATGATAAATAAAGTATATAAGGGGATTTTATAATGGCAACATCAGGTACACTACGTCCACTCAACTCGCTAGGCGGCTTTTCGGTAGGGGATAACCCACAAGATACAGTCATATTAGCGAATGGTGATATAACCGCGCACAATATTAGTGCAAACGGCAATTTAAGTGCTAACTACGCTAACTTTAGTGGCAATCTAGCAATATCAAACACCAATGCAAATTGGGGTGTTTTAACAGATAATCTATATTATAGTAATGGCGTTCCATGGGACATGTCGAATCCGGCTGGCTCAAACAACTACATTCAATATAACGATAATGGTAGTTTTGGTGCTAGTGCTAATTTCCAATTCGATCCCGCTACTAGCATACTTGATGTTACTGGTACAGCAAATATTACAGGCAATGCTAAAGTAACTAATACCCTTACTGCTAATACTGCTAATATCACTTTAGTATTGAATGGTAATGTTGGTAACTTCAGTGGCAATTTATCTGCTGCTAATGCTAATTTAGGTACTGGATTATTAATAGCAGGTAATGCAAATATTTCTGACACCATTAATGGTAACATTGCTAACTTCAGTGGTAACTTAACATCATTAAATGCTAACTTAGGTAACTTGGCAATTGCTAATTTTGTAAATGTAGCATCTAATATTCAAACTGCTAATTTGGGAATCACTGGTGTTGTAACTGGTAATTTCATCCCGGCAACAACTAACACATATACATTAGGTAATTCAACAAGTTCATGGAAAGATTTGTACTTGTCTGGTACAAGTATCTATCTTGGTGCTCAACAAATTACTTCAAATGCAGCAGGTATTAACTTAAGTAACAACGTTGTTGTTGCTAATACACTAACTGCTGCTAATATTGTTGATACAAATTTATCAAATACACAAATTGTTTTTGCTAATGGCACAAACACATTCGTTGGTAGTGCTAACTTTGTATTTGATGCTACTGCAAGTACATTGTCTGTTGATAATGCAAATCTAATAGGAACATTAAATGGTAATGTTGCTAACTTCACTGGTAACTTAACATCATTAAATGCTAGTTTAGGTAATTTGGCAACTGCTAATTACGTAAATGTATCAGCTAATTTGGTAGTATCAGGTAATGCTAACTTTACTGGTGCAGCAAATGTATCACTAGGCGCAGTAGGTAATTTACACATCACTGGTGGCAGTAACGGTCAAGTTCTACAAACAGACGGTTCTGGCAACTTAACATGGTCTTCAACTGCCAATATCAACGAAATAATGAATGGTACAAGTAATGTATACATTCCAACTGCTAATGGTAATATTACTATTACTGCTAATGGTTCACAAACATGGACATTTGGTACAGACGGCAAGTTAAGCACAGCAGGTGATATACAGGCTAATGGCACAGTTAATGCTAACGCTATAACAGCATCTACAAGTATCACTTCAAGTGGTAATATATATGCTAACACTGGTTATGTATATGCCAACTATGCAAACGTAACTACTGATTTATATGTTGGTGCAAACGCTAATATTGTTGACACTTTAACTGCAAATGTTGCTAATATTACAACTATTAATGTTGCAAACATTGGTACTACTGGCAATATCACAGCAAACAATGTAACAGTTAACTCATTCCTAAGTGGCAATACTGCTAACTTTAGTGGTCAAGTTTATTTAAACAACAGTGCCAATGTTACAGGTAACTTAGGTGTTTCTGGTAATATTACTACAGGCGGTTCTGGTGGCAACATCACAATGTCTGGTGGCAACATTAATGGTGTTAACGCACTATTTGCTAATACTGCTAATATATCACTTCAACTTAATGGTGCTAATGCTAACTTTACAGGCAATGTAACTGCTGCTAATTTCATTGGTACTCTTGCTAATGGTACAAGTAATGTAGAAGTTGCATTAAACGGCAACGTTACAATTAATCCAGGCACATTTGGCGGTAATGCATATGTATTTGCTGACCATGTATTAGAAACTGCGGCAAACATTACTGCAACTGGCAATATTCAATCTAATGGTTCAATTATTGCTAATACGTTTGTTGCGTATGCAGATACTGGTGTATCAATTCAAGCAGGTCCAAATTCAGATCCGGCTAATATTAGTCTTGATGTTAGTCTTGTTCCAAGCGGCGGTGGTACAGTTGCTGTTTCTGGCGCAAGAATTACAAATCTTGCTGAACCAACAGGTGATCAAGATGCTGCAACGAAATACTATGTTGATCAAGTTGCACAAGGTCTAAACATACATGATTCAGCATTAGCTGCAACAACAAATACACTTACTATCTTGACCGGTGGTACAATCACTTATAATGATGGCCCAAATCCTCTATCACCTGGTGTAGGTGCAAATCTTGTATTGAGTGGATCACCAACTGCAAACTTCTTGTCAGCAAACGTATTTGATGGAAATGTAACTGCTGTAGTATCTAGTCGTATTCTTGTTAAGAGCGAAACAAATCAAGCGTATAACGGTATTTACGTAGTTGATAGTGCAACTGTCTTAACACGTTCTGCTGACTTTAATACTGTTCCAGAAATAGAACCAGGTGACTTCATATTTGTACAAGATGGTACTACATACAATGATAGTGGTTGGGTACAGACTGCTGTTGTAGTAACAGTTGGTACAAGTCCAATTATATTCACACAGTTCTCTGGTGCAGGTTCATACACAGCTAATACTGCTGCTGGTTTAGTATTAAACGGCTCAGTGTTCAGTGCTAAAGTCGATGGCAATGCTCACCCAACAACTGCGTTTGACGCACAGGGTAATATTTACATTCCAGCTAGCGCATGGTTGACTACACCAAATATTGGTGCAGCAACTGGTACAAGCGTTTCTCTAGAAACTTCATTAACTGCTAACTATGTTAATGCTAATGTTTCTTTCAATACACTTGGTGATATTAATGCTACTACAGGTAACATTACTGGTAACTATGTATTCGTTAACCAAGACTTAAGCGTAACTGGCAATATTGCTAATGCTAACAATATCTCTGTAACAAATAACATTACAGCAGGTAGTGCAAATGTAACATTAAACTTACAAGGTAATACTGCTAACTTCATTGGTAACTTAACTGCTGCTAATGCTAATTTAGGTACTGGCTTATTAATAGCAGGTAATGCTAATATTGCTACTACATTAAATGGTAATATCGCTAACTTCAGTGGTAACTTAACATCATTAAATGCTAATTTGGGTAACTTAGCAACTGCTAATTACGTAAACGTAGCAAATGATTTGAATGTTACTGGAACTTCTAATCTTGCTAATGTAAGTTTAACTGGTAACATTACTGCTAATAATATTACTTCAAATAATAGAGTTTCTGCTACTAATATAAAAATTGGTAACTCATACATCTATTCTAATACAGTAACAACAACAAGCACAAGCCCTGCTACAATCTGTAGTTTCTTGATTGCAGGAACTGATGTTTACGGAGTTGAATACATTGTAAAGAGTTATGACGCTTCTGGTAAATACAGTATGGCAACGGTACAGGCTGTTACAAATGGAGTTAATGTAGATTATGTAACATTTGCTACAGTTCGTTTAGGTACTACAACAGGCGCACTATCTGTTGATATCGGCGGAACAGTTGGACCAACTACTAGTATTGACTTAGTGGCTACCCCATCTACTAGTAATAGTACTGTTTGGACTACGCAATATAGGTTAATTTAAAAACATTACTCCAGATAGTCCTTATTGATAAATATATTAATAAGGACTACAAAATAAATGGCAACTCAAGCATTCAATGCATTGACTGGAGTTAGTGTTGGAAGCAACGCCAATCTGGTAATTGACGCTAATAGTAACGCAACACTTGCGAACGTTAGCGGCAATTATTATACCGGAAACGGCGCAACTTTCGCAGGAAATGTACATACTTCACTAATAAACACCGGATTAGTTTCCGGTGCACTGGGTGCTGGATATGTCGCTAGTGTAGGTACCCATTCTGCATCAGTTGCATACGCATCTCAATATATATTTGGAACTAGCGACTTTACTATAGAGTTTTGGTTCAACCCAACTACACTCACCCCCGGTAGTTTTCTTGTCACCGGTCCTGCTATACAATATACATACAATCCTGATGGCACACTCGGAATATCTATAAGTAGCAACGGTGGTGTATGGAACATAACCGATCAAGGATTAAATTGTACTACTACAGTTGGAGTATGGAGTCACATTGCTTTAGTACGTAATGGAACAAGTTTTAAATTATATAAAGACGGTGTACTTACTAGTTCAGCAACAAGTGCATTGGGGATATATAACCCAGCATCAACTATTACTCTTGTAAATGGTGTTGATGGTCGTCTTTCTAATTATCGTATAGTTATAGGCACAGCAGTCTATACAACTACCTTTGCCCCACCTAATAGTCCTCTTACTAGCACACAAACAGCAAATCAAAACGGTAATCCAAGTAATGCTATTACTGGAACACAAACAAAATTATTAACATTTGAAAGTTCAAGTGTTATAGATATTTCATCATATGGTGCAAGCATTAATAATGCTAGTATTAATATGGTCTATCAAGACGTACCATTTGGTCAACCGCAGGGTACTTTAATATATGATGGTAATATATGGCAAGCATCACCCATCAATGTTACTGGCAATGTATATGCTACTCAATTTATTGGTGGAGGTAATCTACTATCTAATGTACTAACTGTAAGTCAATATACTACTGGAAATTTTTCAAATATTATCAATAACGTACATGGATTGAATTTTGATACTACAACTGGTTTTAGCGTAACAGATTTAGGCGGAGGAAATGCGTTAGTTTCTTTAGGCAGTTCATTCAAAACATGGGAAGTAGATGGACAGGCTAATCTAGTCGCAGTTGGTGAAGATGTAGTAAGATTCGTAGCCGGTGACGGCATGATAATCACTACTAATGCTAGTGCTTACCCACAACAAATTGAATTCACTGCTAACTTTGGTGGACTTTCTACAAGTTCAATTAGTAATGGTAACAGTAATGTAAATATCGCAACCGCTAATGGTAACGTTACCATCAGTTCAGCAGGTAATGCTAATGTGGTTGTTGTTAGTGGAACCGGTGCCAAAGTATCAGGTAGTCTTACAGTTGGTGCAGGTACAGGCGGTAATGTCACTGGTGCAAATGTAGTTAGTGCCAATACAGTTACTGCTAATCTAGTATATGGTAACTATCTACAAGGTGACGGTTATTTAATTTCTAATATTACAGTTTCTGCAGGTAGTTCTATTGTCAACGGAACAAGCAATGTGCTTGTTACTCTTAACGGTAATGTAAACACAAGCGTAGCCGGAAATGCTAATGTATTAGTTGTTACTGGCACTGGTGCAAATGTGTTAGGTACATTTGATGCTACTGGTAATATAAGTGCTAACTTTTTTACTGGCAACGGCGTTAATGTTACTGGAAATGTCACTGGTTATAATGCTAATTTAGGTAATCTAGTAGCAGCCAATTACTTCAGCGGCGACGGCGGATTATTAAGCAATATAGGTAATGCTAACTATGCAAACTTTGCAGGCACTGCTTATTCAGTAAATGGTGCTAACGTATCAGGTGAAGTAGCAAATGCAAATTACTCAACATACGGAAACTATACCGCTTACAGTAATTTAGCAAGTTATGCTAATACACTTGCGTCGAATAGAGCAAATTACTTTGGGGTCACTAATAATGTAGTTGCCGGAGAATTGATGTGGACAAAGTATGGTAATGGAAATACTATATTTGATGCATCTAATAGTACCAGTCCTTCAGGTACATCAATAAACAATGGTAATGCTCAAATAGCATGGAATAACAATTACCCAACACTGATGGGTTGGAATGGAGCAAATACATACGGGGTAAGAGTAGATTCAGCAAGAATTGCTGACTTAGCAAATCTATCAACCTATGCTAATATAGTAACTGATCATGCTCAACCAAATATTACAAGCCTTGGTAATTTAACAAACTTAGTAGTTGAAGGAAATATTTCTAGTGTTAATATTATTAGTGCTAATACTGTCAATGCCAATATTGCCAATGCTAATACAATTAATGCTAACTTAGTAGCAGGAAATTATGTTTCAGGAGATGGCTATTTACTTTCTAATCTATCAATATCAGGCGGCAGTAGTATCTTTAACGGAAACAGTAATGTAGTCGTAGCAGCAAATAGCAATGTATCAACTAGTGTAGCAGGTAATGCAAATGTAGTTGTAGTTACTGGCACTGGCATGAACGTAGCCGGAACATTTAACACAACTGGTAATGTCAACGTTGGCAATCTTCAGATAGGAACAGCGGTAGGCGGAACTATTACTGGTGCTAATGCAATTGTTGCAAACTTTTTTGTTGGTAATGGTGCATTACTAACAGGCATTTCTACGAGTCCTAATAGCATTTTTAATGGCAATAGTAATGTAAATATTGCAACTGCTAACGGTAATGTAACTGTTAGTGTCAATAATGTTGCTAATGTATTTGTAGTATCTGCTACCGGAGTTACTGCTAATTATTATAGTGGTAATGGCGGCGGCCTATCAAATATTGCTGCTGCAAATATTGTTGGCAATGTAGCAAATGCTAACTATGCAAATATTGCCGGCACTGCATATTCAGTAGCAGGCGCAAATGTAAGTGGTAATGTAGCAACTGCTAATTATGCAAACTATGCTGGTACTGCGTTTGCAGTTGCCGGCGCTAATGTTTCAGGTAATGTAGCAAATGCTAACTATGCAAATATTGCCGGCACTGCATATGCAGTAGACGGTGCAAATGTAAGTGGTAATGTAGCAACTGCTAATTATGCAAACTACGCCGGCACTGCGTTTGCAATAGATGGTGCTAATGTTTCAAACACAGTTGCTAATGCTAACTTTGCTCTATATAGTAATTTGGCAAGTTTTGCTAATATAGTAACTGATGCAGCACAACCTAATATTACTAGTCTTGGTAATTTAACACAATTAACTGTTACTGGCAATACTCTTATTGCGGGTAACTTAACAGTTAGTGGTAATATCTCTTATGTAAACGTAGAACAATTATATGTTACTGACCCCATCATTGAGATGGGAGGCAGCGCAAACGGGTCACCATTAACAACAAACGACGGTAAAGATAGAGGTACTTTATTATATTACTATAACGGTGCTCCCATTGAAGCATTTATGGGATGGGACAATAGTAATAGTGAATTCATATTAGGTAGTAATGTCACAAACAGTTCTGATGTTATAACGGTAAACACATATGGCAATGTTCGTGCTAATGTATTCATTGGTAATTTATCTGGAAACGCAAACAACTCAAATTATTTAAATGGTATTACTGCTAATGGCCTATTCAATAATATGGGTCTTAATCTTACTACCTATAATAACTTTAATACGCCAAACAATTTTGGATATCAATATATATTTGGTAATACAAATGGACCAGACACGGGCGGAACACAATTTTATACAGTAGCATCTGGCATAGGTGGAGATTATCCATATAGTGATTATGCACAGCAGATGGCAATCAATAGATTTACTGCTGGTGGCGATCCATACTTAACAGTAAGACAAAAAGAAGCAGGTGTTTGGGGTATCTGGACTAAACTATATGCTGGATATGCTGATTCAGCAAATACCGCTAACTATTCTGCAAATGCAGGGTATGCAAATACAGCCAATCTTGCTAACTATGCAACAAATGCAGGGTATGCTGATTCAGCAAATCTTTCTACATACTCTACAAATAGTAACTATGCTAACATAATTGTAGATAATGCTCAACCTAATATCACAAGTGTAGGTACATTAATTGATTTAAATGTTAGTGGTAATATAATAGCAGCAAACTTTACTGCTAATACAGGATTCTTTACAGGGGATGGTGCTGGATTATCAAACATCAATGGCGCTAATGTTGTTGGTAATATATCCGGCAATATAGCCAATGCAAATTATGCCTTGTATAGTAACCTAGCAAGTTTCTCAAATACGTTTGCATCTAATATAACTAATTATTTTGGTGTAACAAATGATGCAGTAGCCGGACAATTAATGTGGACAAAGTATGGCAACAATCATACTGTATTTGATGCATCCAATGGAACAACACCAACTGGTACAGTTATAAATACCGGCGATGCGACAATGCCATGGTCCAACACATCATATTATGCTCCAACACTAATGGGTTGGAGTGGTACTGATACATATGGTGTACGTGTTGATTCAGCAAGAATATCAGATTTTACAGCAAATGCAAATTACGCAAACTTTGCTGGTACAGCATATAGTGTAGATGGTGCTAATGTTTCAGGTGAAGTAGCCAATGCTAACTATGCAACATATGGTAACTATTCTGATTATAGTAATAGTGCCAATTACTCTGGTACCTTTGCTTCTAATAATACAAATTATTTTGGTACCACAAATGATGCAGTATCCGGTCAGTTAATGTGGACAAAGTATGGTAATAATCATACAATATTTGACGCATCAAATGGCACAGCACCAAATGGTACTGTTATAAACGACGCCAATGCTACTGTTATATGGACTAATGCATATCCAACATTAATGGGTTGGAATGGTACTGATAGTTATGGTGTAAGAGTAGATTCATCCAGGGTAGCAGATATTGCTAACTCTATTATAGCAGCAAATGTTACTGGATTGGGTAATGTTGCTTTAGCAAACTTTGACGGCAGTAGTAGTAACGTATTATATGGTAATGGCGTGTTTGCTCCTGCTGCTAATTTGTCAAGTATCAGTAATGGTACAAGTAATGTTGTTATTGATTTAAACGGGAATGTATCAACTAGTGTAGCAGGTAATGCTAATATATTTGTTGTTACTGGGGTTGGTGCTAATTTAACCGGTAGTCTTGGTGTTGTAGGCAATGCGAGCATAACGGGCGGCATAGATTTAACAAGTAATATATATTTTGATAACTCACTCACCGGGTTAATTAGCAATGCTGCTCCTATTACTATTACCCCTGCGCCGTATGCGGGCATTTTTAATGGTACTAGCGATTACTTAACTGCACCAAGCAATACAGTATATGAATTTGGTACAGGAGACTTTACGGTAGAGGGATGGTATTATTGGAACACGTTTGATAACAATGTAGATAGTGCTTTAATACTATTAGGTCAAGGAGCAAATGGAGGAGGAATTAATTCTAGTTGGTGGATGAGATATTATTCCGGTCCATATGGTGGTGGCCCGTATCTTAGCTGGTATAGAACCAACGGTACACCACCAGAAATTAATTATATATTTCCAATAACACTTAATGCTGGACAATGGTATCATATAGCATGTACTCGCAGTGGAACTGATTTAAGATTTTTTGTTAATGGCACACAAGTAGGTGCTACTCAGACATGTACTACAGATTATACTATTGTAAATGGTGATCCATTACAAATTGGTAAAGCAAATACTGGAAATAGTCCTGGAAATCATTACCTTAATGGATACGCAACCAATATTCGTGTAGTTAAAGGTATAGCAGTATACACATCTAACTTTACCCCAAGTACAACATCATTAACGGCTACCCAAGCAGCAGATACAAATGGTAATCCAAGCGCAGCAATTACTGGTACAGAAACTAGTTTATTAATATTACAAAATTCTACTTTAATTGATAATTCATCTTATAATTTTACTTTAACTAACTATGGGGTTACTACTTATTTGTTAGGCAATAGTGGTCAATTTATATTTGATGGCGTATCAGCATGGAAATCAACATCAATAAATGTATTAGGCAATGCTACTGCTAATTTCTTTATTGGCGACGGCAGCAATATATCAAATATTGCAGGTGCAAACATAATTGGTGAAGTATCAAACGCAAACTACGCAAGTTTTTCTAATATAGCAAATATTGCGTTCTCTGTAGATTTAGCAAATGTAGTTGGTATAGGTAATATTGCTTCAATTAATATAGATGGTAGTTCATCAAATGTATTGTATGGCAACGGTGTATTTGCTCCTGGTGGAGGTGGCGGCAGCGGCTCATCTATTGCTAACGGCACAAGTAATGTAAATATTGACACAATAGACGGCAATGTAACCACTAGCGTTTCTGGTAATGCAAATGTAGTAATTGTCACTGGAACGGGTATTAATGTAGCAGGAACAATAAACACATCAGGTAATGCTAATGTAGGTAATTTAAATATAGGAACTGGCGTTGGTGGTAGTTTAACTGGCGCTAACTCAATAACTGCTAATTATTTTATTGGCAATGGTTCACTACTAACTGGGATATCTGTAAGTTCTATTTCTAACGGTAATAGTAATGTAATTGTTTCTGCTAACGGCAATGTAAGTACAAGTGTAGCAGGTAATGCTAATGTATTTGTTGTTACTAGTAATGGCGCTAATGTCAACGGTAATGTAAACTTTAATTATGTAGATACCGGGTTAGTAGGTTTAGCAAATGTGTTTGGCCAACCAACATATTACGGTGACTTTACTGCTGCGCCTCCATACGGAGGTGCTTACTTAACAGTTGATAACAATGCTTCATTGTTTGATCAAAACGGCGCATTTACTATTGAATGCTTCTTCTATCCAAGAGATTGGGCTGGATTAAATTTACCAGAATATATTTGGAATTTTGCTTTTACTGACGGATGGTTCTGTAGATGGAATGAAAGCGGCACTGGGCATTTTGATGTTGGTACTCAACAGTATGGTATACGTATCACCTCATCTGACACATTTACTGTTCTTAATCAATGGTATCACATAGCATTGAGTTCTGATGGTACTACTACTAGATTGTTTATTAATGGGGTATTACAGGGAACTTATGCTGGCACTGGTGGCACAATTCCAAACCCACAAACGTTAATAATAGCATTAGCCGGTAACGGGCCCTATGATTATGCTGTAAATGGTAAAATATCAAATTTCCGTTTTGTAAAAGATGTTGCTGTATATACTGAAAACTTTGTTGTACCCGGTGGTCCATTACCTGAAAATCAATTAGCAAACATTAATGGTTACCCAAGTGCTGCTATTAGTGCCGGTCAAACTAGTTTATTGACATTACAAGATAGCGCAATAAATGATAATTCTACATATGCATTAACAGTTACGAATAGTGGAGTTACTACTGCTAGCATTGATAAGATATGGAGTGAAGGCTCTTTTACATATAATGGTATAAGTTGGTACACGGCTCAAAATATTACTGCTAATTTCTTTATTGGCGATGGTAGTAACATATCAAATATTGCAGCAGCAAATATAATTGGTGAAATAGCCAACGCCAATTATGCTAATTATGCCGGTACTGCTTTTGCAGTAGACGTAGCAAATGTAGTTGGTATAGGTAATGTTGCTTTAGCAAATTTTGATGGTAATAGTAGCAATATATTATATGGCAACGGTGTATTTGCGCCCGGGGGCGGTGGCGGCAGTGGTACTGCTATTACCAATGGTACAAGTAATGTAACAGTTGAATTAGATGGAAATGTATTAACTAGCGTTGCAGGTAATGCTAATATATTTGTTGTCACTGGGATTGGTGCAAATATAAACGGTGATCTAACTGTAGCAAATATAAGTAATTTGGGCAACGTAGGTAACGTTAAGATTACTGGCGGTGCAAATGGGCAAATATTACAAACTGACGGCACCGGTAATCTAAATTGGTACAATAAACCCAGTGGTGGTACTGGATTTATCTATGTTTATACACGTAGTAGCGGGGCAATAGAAGTACAACTAACAAATAGTGTATTAAATATTGTAGGAAGGTCTGGAAATATTCCAGTGCCTATAAGTTGATAAATACATAATAATAATTGAGATATACAAATGGCAACAAGTTATTTTCCCCTAATCGTTGATGCATCTAATGGTACAATTGATGAATTGCCTGCGGGCGATGACTTAAATTTAGCCTTAAGCAATATTGCTAATGCTCAAAACATTACATCACTTGGCAATATTACTGCAAGCAATTTTGTAGGTACCGGTGGCGTAGCAGACTTCTCTAACATATCTAATGTTGATTTGGGTAACGTAGGCAATTTACACATTAGTGGCGGAACAGCAAATTATGTATTAACAACCGATGGTGCAGGCAATTTAACTTGGAATGCAACAGGTAGTCCATCAATTATCAGCAACGGTAATAGTAATGTAAGTATTGCTACAATAGATGGAAATGTTGTTACTACTGCAAATGGCAACGCTACCTTAACTATAACAGAGACCGGTGCTAACATAACAGGTTATGCTAATATATCCGGAAACGTTATTGCTACTTCCTTCTTTGGTGAAGGCGGCAATATAAGTAATATCACAGCAGCAAATATAACCGGAACAGTGGCAAATGCAAATTACGCTACATATTCTGGAACAGTAACTGCTAGCGCACAAAGTAATATTACAAGCGTCGGGATATTAGATGGTTTAGCAGTTCTGAGTTCTATTACCGGTAACGCTGACATATATTCTAAATGGCAACAAGATAATCAAATATGGATCAATAGTGATGCAGGAAATCCTAGCATTGAAATGGGATTATCCGGCAGAACAACTGCTGCGACACCATTCATTGACTTTCATAGTTCAATAGGTAGTGGTGATTATGACGCACGAATTATAGTTGACGGCGGCGATGGTTCAATTGGTAACGCCAATCTAACAATCAATTCTGCTTATGTTAATATCACAGGTAGTGCTAATATAACTAGTAATCTTTCAGCAGGTAATGCTAGCATTTCCGGTACTGTTACTTTAGGATCAGGAACAGGTGGAGATTTATCTGGCGCTAATACTATTACTGCTAATTACTTTATCGGTGAAGGTGGCAATCTTAGTAACATAACCGCAGGAAACATCACTGGGCAAGTAGCTAATGCTTTAATTGCCGGCACAGTAACTGCTAGCGCACAAAGTAATATTACAAGTGTTGGAACACTAGATAGTTTAGTAGTTAGTGGTAACATACAATCAAATGCAAATGTAATTACTGATTTAATTATTGGTAAATCATCAAGCGTCACTATTACTGCAACGGGTACTAATCAAAATATTAACTTAGTACCAACAGGCACTGGTAAAGTTGATGTTGGTAATTTTATAATAGGCAATGTTGCTGAACCAAATGCAGCAACTGATGCTGCTACAAAATTATATGTTGATACTGTTGCACAAGGGTTACATATTCATGCCCCGGCATTAGCAGCAACTACTGCTAATTTAGCAACAATAACAGGCGGCACAATTACTTATACTGCCGGCGGTAATATATCACAACCAGGTGTTGGTGCAACATTAACTGTTTCAGGTGGTGTATTTGACCTCATTGACACTGTTAATGTACAAACAGTTGGTACTCGTATTCTTGTTAAAAATGAGACTGCACAACAAAATAACGGCGTATATTCCTGGGTTGATACTACAACTCTTGTTCGTGCTGCGGGGGAAGATACGGGTAATGAATTAAACGGTGGCGACTTTATATTCGTTCAACAAGGTGCTACATACGCAGATACTGGATGGGTGCAAACAACTGAAAATGTTGTAATTGGTACAACTTCGGTTGTTTGGGTTCAGTTCTCTGGTGCAGGCACATATACTGCCGGAACTGGATTAGCATTAAATGGAACAGAATTTTACATTGCTAATACAACAGTAACTGCTCAAAGTTATGGCAACGGTGATTATGTAGCATCATTTACTGTAAATGGGCAGGGTCAATTGACTGCCGCATCAAATGTAGCTATTGCTGCTAATGCTGCTAATTTAACTGGTAGTACATTAGCATCTGGCATTACTACATCAAGTTTAACTACTGTAGGTACATTGGGTAATTTAACTGTTACTGGTAATATCTCATCAGGCAATGCTAATATTGCTGGTACTGTTACTTTGGGAGCAGGAACAGGTGGAAGTTTGACCGGAGCCAATACTATTACTGCTAATTACTTTATTGGCGAGGGTGGCAATCTTAGCAATATAACAGGAGCAAATATAACCGGTACGGTAGCCAATGCAAACTATGCAACATATGCAGGTACGGTTACAACCGCTGCTCAAGGCAATATCACAAGTGTTGGTACACTAACTGGATTGACGGTAAGTAATGCAACCGGTGTAGTTGATTTTGTAACCACTGCTAATGTATCATTGGGTGCAGTTGGTAATGTAAAAGTAACAGGCGGTAGTAGTGGTCAAGTTATACAAACTGATGGTTCAGGTAACCTATCATTTGTATCCATCAGTTCTTCAAGTATCAGTAATGGCAACTCAAATGTAAATATCCCATCAGCAAATGGTAATGTTAATATATCAGCAGTCGGTAACGCTAACATAGTAGTTGTTACTGGAACTGGTGTTAATATAGCAGGAACATTGAATACAGGTAGTGGAAATATAAACACTACTGGTAATGTAAGTGGTGCATATTTTATCGGTAACGGTAGTCAGTTAACTGGCATCACCGCTGGTGCTGTAGCTGCTGTAGCAAATGGTAATAGTAATGTAAATATCCCCGTAGCGAACGGTAATATCACATTCTCATCTGCTGGTAATGCTAACATAATGGTTCTCACTGGTGTTGGTGCAAATCTATCAGGTAGCATGACAATTGGTGCTGGTACTGGTGGCAATATATCAGGCGCTAACAACATTAGTGCTAATTACTTAACTGCTGCGAATGCTTTAACTGTTACTGGAAATGCTGCTGCATCAAATCTGACAGTTGGCACTGGCTCTGGCGGTGCTATTACTGGTGCAAACTCAATTACCGCTAACTACTTTGTTGGTAATGGATACTATTTAAATACTGTTAGTGCAGTGTCAGTAGCAAATGGTAATAGTAATGTAAATATATCTACAGCAAACGGTAACGTAACAGTAAGCGTCACTGGTACTAGTAACGTAGTAACTATAACTAATACTGGTGTAAACGTAACAGGTACACTAAGTACCGGTACTGCCAACATTACAGCAAACTACTATATTGGTAATGGTGCATTATTAACTGGTATTGCTGCTACAACTAGTATAGCAAACGGTAATAGTAACGTAAATATACCAGTTGCAAACGGTAACGTTAATATTTCAGCAGTTGGTAATGCTAACATATTAATTGTTACTGGTACTGGTGCAAACATCTCTGGTACTGCTAACGTTGCCGGTAACTTAGCAGTTACAGGTAACTTCACACTTGGATCAGGCGCCGGCGGTAACATCTCTAACGTTAATGTATTAACAGCAAATACTTTTGCTCAAGGTAATAGTAACGTCACTATTGTATCTAATGCTAACGTTAACTTCAGTGTTACCGGTACTGCAAACGTAGCATCTATCACAGCAGCAGGTATCATAACAACTGCGGCTAATGCAGCAATAACTTCCAATGCGCTTACTGCATCAGGCGTGGCAACCGGTAACAGTAACGTATCAACAATTACCGGTAACTTAGGTGTTCGTTCATTATTTACAACATATACTGAAGGCAACGCAGCAGCCGCAGCAACAATTGCTAATGCTGCAATACATGCGTTTGCTGCACCTAACTTAGCAGCAGCCAATACTACTGTAACATTTACTAATGCTGCAACAATGTATATTGCAGGCGGACCAGTAGCCAACACTAATGCAACAATTACTAACTCATATGCATTGATGGTTGGTGGTAATGCTCGTTTCTTTGGTAATATCATTGGTACATTAGCAAATGGTAATAGTAACGTTTATATTGCTACGGCAAACGGTAACGTTACTATAGCAGCAGTTGGTAATACAACAATGACTATTTCTGGCACTGGCGCAAACATTACTGGTACAGGAAACTTCAGTGGTAACGTCAATGCAGCTAACTTTGTTGGTGTATTAGCAAGTGGTAATAGTAACGTTAACATGGTAGCAAACGCTAACATTGCTATCGCAGTAACTGGTGCTAACAGATTAGTTATAACAGCAACTGGTACTAACGTTGCTGGTACAGGTAACTTTACTGGTAACTTATCAGCAGGCAACATACCAATCATGCCAAGTGGTAATAGTAACATAACTATTACTTCTAATGCTAACATCTCTATGTTCACAGTGGGTAATGCTACTGCTCAGTTTGTAGTAGCAACAACTGGTGTCAACGTTGCTGGATATTCTAATGCTACTAACGTTTTAGGAAACTCTCATACGGCTCAAGGTACAGTTGCTGCTAACTTGAATATTGGTAATGCTATATTATTAAGTACGACCGGTCTTGTTGGTAATATTGGTATGCGTGGTATTTTCACTACATATACTGATAATACTGCGGCGGCAGCAAGTACTGTAGCGAATGCAGCAATACATGGTTTTGCACAGCCAAACATAGCAGCAACTAACACAACAGTTACATTTACTAACGCTGCAACATTCCTAGTAGGTGGCGCACCAGTTGCTAACACTAATGCAACAATTACTAACCCATACTCAATTTGGGTTGCTAACGGCAATAGTAGATTTGACGGTGGTTTGCGTGTTAATAGTGCCACTGGATTTGGTTATAGTTCTACAGTTGGTGCTGCTACTCAATTAACTAATCGTAATACCGGTGTTACTGTGAGTAACGTTTCTGGCGCTATTACATTAGTTAGTGCCACAACTACTGCTAATACATATAACTTGTTTACTGTTACCAATACTACTGTGGCAGCAACTGATGTGATTATACTGAATCAACGTAGTGGTAGTGCCAACAGTTATATATTAAGTGTCGCAAACGTAGCAGCAGGTGCATTTAATATTCAGATTTTCAACACAACGGCAGTTGCTGTTGCTGAATCACCGATCATTAACTTTGTAGTATTCAAGACGGCATAAGAGGATTATTAAAATGATATTATCTGGCATGGTATTAAGCAGTGGATTTAGTTTAGTGCCCCCTGCACCAGCACCGTCGACACCCACTACAATTGACTACTTACTAGTTGCTGGTGGTGGCGCTGGTGGCGCAATGATTTTTAACCCCGGCGGAGGTGGCGGCGCCGGGGGACTATTAACTGCTAGTGCAGTATCAGTATCCGGCGTCAGTTCTCTAACCATAACAATTGGAGCAGGCGGCGCAGGTGTATCTAGTGCTAACGGCGGAAATGGAGCAAACTCATCTATCACTGGATCAGGATTTACTACAGTAACATCAGTTGGTGGAGGTGGTGGCGGGTATGGTGAGAACAGTCCATTTGCTGGCAACGGCGGCCCGGGTTCAAACGGCGGCTCTGGTGGAGGTGGCGGCTATGTTGAAACTGGCAGCACCGCAGCAGGAAAAGGAATATATCCTGGATCAACTTATATAAGTGCTGCAAGACAAGGATATGACGGTGGAGTAGTCAATAGCAACTATGCTGCTGGCGGCGGAGGCGCTGGATCTAGACCTCCTTTTGACGGTGAGAGTCCAAGCGGTGGTACGGGTCTACAATCATCTATATCAGGTACATCAACTTATTATGCAGGCGGTGGCGGCTCTGGAACCGCAGATTTTGGTCCAGGCGGCGCAACTGCGTCTCAGGGAGGATTGGGAGGCGGTGGAAATGGCCCGTTTGGTGGTACACCGGCAGCAGCAGGTACTAATGGATTAGGCGGCGGAGGCGCCGGCAATAATAGCGGCGCCGGTATGAACGGTGGATCCGGTGTCGCTATAATTCGCTATGCAGATACATACGGAGCAGCATCCGCAACTACCGGTAGCCCAACAATTAATGTAACAGGTGGTTATAGAATATATACATGGACTAGTTCAGGTTCAATAACTTTCTAATAAAAACATGAGTCACTACGCAAAAATTGACAAAAACAATAAAGTAGTCAAAATTCTTGTTATAGAAAAAGATGTGATTGATAGTGGCTTATTTGGTGATCCTAAATCTTGGATTAAAACAAGTTACAATACACATGGGGGAGAACATAGTTTAGGTGGAAAACCACTAAGAAAAAACTATGCCGGACTAAGTTATACTTACGATAAAAAAAGAAAAGCATTCATCCCACCAAAGCCATATGATAGTTGGGTATTAAATGAAGATACTTGTCAATGGGAACCGCCATTACCAATGCCAACTAAAAAAGGATCATTCTTTCAATGGAATGAAGATGCTGGCTTCTGGATTGAATCTAGACCCAAAGGATAAGTTATGCCTAGAATTAATATTGAAGGTGTAACAATCGATGGCGGCATAGATTTTAATTCAAGTATAGAATTAAACACCGTTGAATATCTTATAGTCGCAGGCGGTGGCGGCGGCGGCTCACGCTATGGTGGCGGTGGAGGCGCAGGTGGCGTAATACTAAACAGTTATACATATACTCCCGGAACATTTCTTATCAGTGTGGGTGCAGGTGGTGCAGGCAATACATCTAAAATAGCACTTGGTGCAGGTGATAACGG